TGTATTAACTCCATGCGACCTCTTTTGGCGGTATAGTCCTTTTTTAAAAAACCTTTTTTTCCTCGCCAAAAGATTTGATGTCGTTTGGTGAACCACTGGTTCTGTACGCAAAACCTAGCTTATTTAAAGAAAGTTAACATTATCGTTAACATTAGCTCTACTCTTTATATATATCGTACCTCATGACGTGTGCGGAACTGTGTTTGTTACGTCTAAGCTACCCAACATTTACACACTCTCACTCACATTCTTCATTTCATTCTCGTAAGTCTTGTCTTCGTCTGACCATTTAATCTCTACCTTTTGGTCAATTGCTACTTGTTGCTTATCTCCATAGATTGCAATCAACTTACTTGAAAGCCAACGATAGTGTTGAAGCTTCTCTTTAAGAACTCCAATATTACTATTGTCAGCACTCTCAAGCTCAGTAATCATTCTATCTAAATATGTTTGAGCTGCTATCTTTCTTGCTGTTAATATTTTATCTGCGAACTCTTTATCTTTTCTGATCCACTCATAAACTTTGGAAAGACTTGGAGAACCAGGCTTTTGACAGATCTGCGTCAAAGGCATTCCGTTCATCAGCATCGTTTCTATGTCCGAGCTTATTTGTGATGTAAGTTCTAATTTCTTCGTCATTTAAATTCTTGAATTGAGGTAAGTTCTTTAAACTTTTAATTTTACCTTCTAAAGTTTTAGCTCCACTTGAGAAGCCTCCGTGTATTCTGCACCTAATCTTACCATTCTTCATTAGTATTCCTTTGGCTTTGCAAGGAAGTTTGTTTTGTTTATTTATAGTTTGACATTTAAGTCTATACTTTTGTCGTCCAGCCATAAGCGGTTTTAGGATTTTTAAATTTAAACTAAGTTATCAGGCAATAAGAAAAAAAGAGAAAAAAGAAATAAACTTTAAATCCGTTTCGGTACGGTTTTATATAATTACTTAGAAAACCTTATTATACCACTCCAGAATAGATTTACAATTACTATGTTGTAACTTTGTTTATAGGATTGTTATTTTTTATAAATTTATAAGAAGAATATCAAATTAAGTATAATATTCTGTTAAGTTTGCAATACTTTTTATTATTTTTTTTAATTTTATTTGTTAAGGCACTTAGGATTTTCATATATCTGTTTTTGATTGAAATTCTGTTAAATCCAAAATGCTTTCCAACTTGTGTCCATTTAAATCTATTAGCTCTCATCCATACAATTTGTCTATCAAGCACTGGTTCTTTGGAAATGTCTAAATCAATGGCTAATAATGCGTCTATTGCGAACTCCCACCTAGTTATTTGCTTCGGTGTAGCTCTAAGTTTCATTAAAGCTTTCTGATAATATCCTATGTCTTTCTTCTCATAAGTTGTAATAAGCAAATCATACATTGACGGTGTTCCTGGATGTTTAGGTTTGGATAAAAATCTTTCTGTTCTAGCTGCTTCGTCTAGCAAAAAGATAAGATTGTTTAAGCTTATTACTTCTTCTTGTAAGATATGTTCTAATCTATTCATAAGCTCCATTTTTATAACTATTGACGTTTTGCTTTAGTTTAGACCAGCCAGCTCTTGAATAGTTCTTTCGGAACTTTATGCTTTCCAAGAAGTATTTATATCTTGGCATTTCAAAGTAAGTAAAATTCTTATGAGTGATTAACGGTTTGAAATCTATGCTCATTAAAGACAATCTTTGTAGAGCTTCCTTAATCTTTAGTAATGGTTTTGAGAAATGATCTGCACAATCCACCATTCTTACATACGGACTTAATCTTTTAAGATCATAATTTTTACATAAATATTCATACAATCTGAAATCAAAGTCAGACATATCAAGCTCAAATAGCTTTGGATCACTTATATAAAATTGGCGCAAAAGCTCTCCTATTCCAACAACGTGGATCAGTTTTTAATTTTTTTAGAAATAAGTCTTGTTTGGTACATTTAGGAAAATGCTGTGCTTGCTTATGCTCTAGGAATTGCAGCCATTGGTCAGGCGAAATTCTCTTAGGCTCAGACGAATAACCACCAGGATAATCAGGAGCTATCTTTTTAACGTGGAAATTAATCATCATATCTCCAACGCAATGATACCAAAGGATAAATGCTGGAATACCAGCCATTTCAGCTAGTCTTTTCGTTATTTTATGCGGTTTTATTAACTTTTGACCATTATTAAAGACTGTTTCAACGAGAAAAAGTGGCTCTAAACAAGCATTGCAAGACGAAACCTGGTCAATATCGCTAAAATTCAAGCAATTATGCTGTTGTCTGTGCCATGTGCTGTATTTACTGAACTTTACGTCGTTAAAATACACTGATTTTACCATGTTTTTAGCCATTAATTGATAGAAATAGATAGTCAAGACAAAAGACGAAAAAAATGATTTATTTTGTACTTTTGTATAAAATCCTATTGCTTTTTGGCTCATTAGTCGTTAAGTAATCCATAATGAAAAAACAATATTTTTATGGAAAAGAAATAACAAAAGATCATCCAAGATATAATAAATCAAGAGAAGGAACTACATCAGGATTACATCAAAGATTTGAAAACATAGTTTCGTTTTGGACTAAAAAAGAATATGAGCTTCAAGAATTAATGGTTCAAGGATTTGTGGTTCATAGAGAAATTCCAGGTCATACTGAAAGAACAGAACCGTTCGCAAGAATAGATATTTATTATGATGGACCTAATGGAATAGGAAGAAAAGCCATTAACGGTGTTGAAGAAAGAGTTTATAAAGAAGCTAAAAAATTTTTAGAACCTCAAGAATTAGATTTATTAAATGAAAATTGGATTAAAGCTAAATATGAAGGAAAATATAAATGGAATGATCCTTTTTGCAGATACCCAATATACGATAAAACTTTACCAGCTTTTATTATAGGTAAAAAAAATGATGCCTCTAAAAAAGAAAAAGAAAAATTACAAAATCATAAAAAATATATAGAACAAAAACTTAATGAACAAATTAAAGATAGTACATCAAGTCTTAATAAAAAAATAAATGATTTTATAAAAAACTTAAATTACAAAGAACAAAAAGAAAAAGTTAAAACAAGTCCATTACAAGATTTATTTTTAACAAAAGATATTGATCCTAAAGATGTTGTTGGTGAAGATAATTTATCAACTCTATATAAACATATTAAAGGTGATAGAGAACTTTCTAAAACTAAAGCAATTGATTATGCAAAAACTTTAGGTGTTGCACCAGGAACATTAATGTTTGAACCAAAAGCTATAAATGTTTGGAGCAATGTAAAACTTTCAGATAAAATAGAAGCTCCAGATGGTAGTGTAGCTATTCTTCCTGGTGTATGTTATGAAAAATTACGAACAGAAATAACAGTTTGTCCATCTGAACTTTATAGATTAGATGTTAAAGCTATTAGAGTAAATGATCCTAATAGTATTTATGATGGATTTATGGCTTACTATTATGCAACAAATAAAGTTTCTGAAGCTGCTAACAATAAGCTTTGTATGGTTAGAACAAAAGAAAAAGGTAAAACTTTATTAGGTGGTCATTACAAATATTATTTAGGAATTTTTCAAATTTACGGAACAGAAAAAAGAATTGTAAATGTTGATCCGTTATCTAAAAATAGGATTATAGCTGATGATATTGAACCTGATGCAGTAGCACCTATTGTTTCATTTACGAAACCATACGCATTATTGGCTGATAAGGTTTTATCAAAAAATATTAAACAAGTTCAACAACTTGGAGAATTAATTAGAAAAGAAAAAGAAATAAAAAATGATCCTAATTTCTATAAAAAACTAGAAGAAACTAATAAAAGATACATAGAAACTACTAAGGAAATAACGAAGAAGTTAGAAGAATTAGAACAAAGAATATCATTAGAGCAAAGAGAGAGAATAAAACAAAGAATGTTTGGCATTCCAGGACTTCTTTCAAACGATGATGATTTTGAAGTTCCAAATTTTTTAAGGAAAGAAGAGAAAAAACGTGCCTAAACCAAGAAATCCTGAAGATTGGCTAAGTCCAGTACAAGTAGATGAGCAATATCCACATATATATAAGCTTAGAACACTTGAGAGGTGGAGATCAATTTATAGACAAAGTGGTGATAAAATAGGTCCTCAATGGATAAGAATTGGATTAAGAGTTATTAAATATAAAAGACTTTGGATTGAAAGAGATATTCAAGGCTTTGGTTGGATAGAACATACACCGCCACAAACCGCAAAGACCGCTACAATACTATCTTACAGCAATACAACTATCAAACAGCAATAGAACTATCCTAAAGCAACAGCAAATTTAATTTTAAATTGATTGGAATAAAACCTATTCCATGATTTTAAAACAAGACAGTGAAATAAAAAAAATTACAGATCCATTAAATGAAATTCCACTTCCAGGAATTTTTAAACTTTTAAATTATAATCACCACTCACCTACTTCATCAGAAATGTTGGATGGTCCATTTGTATTTCAAAAATTATTTTTAACTCAAGAGCAAAGAAGATTACTAGAAGGTAACGCTAATATGGCGGCTGGTGTTGTAGTCAACGATGCTTTGCAATGGCACTACTCAGATGTCATTTGGAAAATGAACCCACTTACAAAAAAACTTCAACCACAACAAAATGAAAAATTAAGTAAAGAAGCAGCAATACAAAAAGCTGTAGAAAAATTCAAAGAATATAATCCAGTTAACGATAAGGATAGAGATAAGTTTGAAAGATATAAAGAAACTATACCTCTAACTATTAGAAACGGATTTAAAGCGTGTGAAAAAATAGGTATAGCAACAGCAAAAAAAATTACAGCTGAAGCAAGTATCAATCACACTGATAACAGACTTCATCTTCCTATTGTTGGAAGAACTGACCTTCACTTGGAGGATTTTAAATCATCCGAGCAATCTGATGGTGCATCTGCTTTCCATAAGAGCAGCTCTGTTCTTTCGGTCCTAGAAGTGAAAACTGTGTGGGATAAACCACTGAAGATAAAGAAGGATGGTAGTCGTAGTTTTTCATCTGCTAAGCTACCATCTTCTCCTTCATTAAGTCATCTCAGACAATTAAGTTTTTATGCGACTAATTTTTTTTCTCGTTCTCCTTGTAGTCCATATTTAATTTATTTGTCTGCGGATGGCTTTGAGATTTACACCAAAAATAACTGTGGTGATTTAGAGGAAGCAAATATTAAAAATTATTACGAACAATTAGTTAAGAAATGTATCAGAAGAGAAAGATTACTTACTAGATATAGCCAACTCAACGATAGAGACGCAATCATTGAAAATATAATTGCTGATACTGATCCTCAGTTCGATCATCCATTTTATTGGTCGATTGGACACGACTTTGTAAAAACAGCTAAAGAATTATGGAGTAACACCAAATGATGCCTACTCCACTACAGACTTTAATTACATACACAACATTAATCATAGGAGGTTATTACTTATGTCTAACGATATATTAATTAAAGCTATCAGTAATTTTAAGCAAAAATATACTGGTGGAACAGTACCTATTCATGGAAAAGAATATGTTTTAGGTGCTACTAAAATTGCTCTTGCTAGACAAGCTTTAGGTAGTGAACTTGATATAGTTACTAAAGTTATTCAGCAAGACGATAAACAAGTGATGATGCAAGCCGATATTTACATATCAGGCAAGCACGTTGCTACTGGTACAGCTCAAGAGTTTCGAGCTGCATCAAGAATTAATCAAACTTCATACGTTGAGAACTGTGAGACTTCAGCGATTTCTCGTGGTCTTAGTATGTGCGGTTTTATTAATGACAGCGTTGCAAGCGCTGAAGAAGTAGGAATTGCAGTAGCTAATCAGTCATCTGAATTAGATAAGGCATTAACCGAGCTTGATAAAGTCTCTCATCTTGGTTCTTACAAATCTTGGTTAACTAACAATCAAAAATTAATGCAGACGGTAAAGACTAATAATCCTATTGCCTACTCTTTCTTTTTGGAAAAGTTCAACAAGATCAAAAATAAACTAGAGACTAATGGAGTAATAAAAAATGGCTGAAGAACAAGCTAAAGAACGCAAATCTCTTGGCGTTGTATTTCCGAATACAAATAAAGAGAACAGCAAAAGTTACGATCTTAAAGGAACTGTAACTACACCTGACGGTAAGAAATATCGGATTGGTGCTTATAAAGCTGAAGCTTCTGGTACTGGAAAACTTCCTAAAGGAAGTACCTACTATTGGATGCACAGAGTAGAACCATTGGAAATGAACCAAGCTGGCGAAAGTTTTGATCCAGCTTCGTTGGAGGCGTAATCATGGATACGGATAAGTTTAAATCGATTGCGTTGAATATGGATACCTATAACAAGCTTAGAGAATTATCAGATAAGCAGTTTGAAATGCCACAATCAATGGCAAAGACGGCTGCTTATTATATTCAGCAAGCTCACAAAGACTTTTCAGAAAAGAATAAGAATGGAAAATCGAGAGCAAAAGCTTAAAGAAATCCGTAAATCTAAACAAGAAGAATACGGCACTGATTTTGGTGTAGCAATGAACGACATTGGACACCTATGGTCGGTTCTTCTTGGATTAGATGCAGCAATACCTGGTTATATGGTAGCCAATATGTATGTAGCAGCCAAGCTATATAGAACAAAAGAAAAATTCAAAAAAGATACTTACGTTGATGCAGCGAACTATCTTTATCAAGCAGAAGAAATGCACAAAGCAGAAGAAAAAATATTTAATACAGATGGAATAGTTAAGGATCAGGTTGATGGATAACATAATCAAATTTCCTAATACAACAGAAAAAGAATATGTAAATGGCACTAAACTTGCCAGAGAAGCTTTTACTAAAATGAAAGCTACAGAAGAAAATCTTAATTGGAGATTAAATTTTAACGATTGGAAAGAATATAAGCTAAGTGAAGCTGATGTTGAGCAAGTAGCACTATTTGGTGAACACATGAAGTTTGCACCTATAGTAGCATCAAGGCTAGCTTCAAAGTTAGCTGAGGTTCTTTGTATGGTTAGAAATTACAATCCTTATGATGAATTAATATGAGCAGAAAAAGTAACGATACAAATTATTTAACTTATGTGAGCTATCAGGCTTTTAGTTCTGATATGCCAGTCCACCAAATTAACGATAGTAAATGGTGGCTTAAGTATGAAAAAAAGCTTCCAGCGTTCTTTATTAATGCTGAGAAGGTGTTCCGCCAAATGCCAGCGGAATGCTTTTATTTAACCGCTGAACGATCAACCACTATGAATATGAGTAATTGGCAAAAGCAATGTGAAGATTATTTCGGCAAAACTATAGAGGAAATAAAATGCCTGACCATAAAAGAGGATCAAAAAAAACAGAAGCAGATTTAGCTTTCAATTCTGTTGTTGGTAGAAATATAAAATACCTAAGAAGAGCAAGAAAGCTTAACCAAACAAAAGTAGCTGATCATTGTAAAGTAAAATTTCAACAGCTTCAGAAATACGAAAAAGGATTAAATGGATGTAGCGCTTTCCGATTACATCAATTAGCTAAATTCTTTAAAGTTGGATTAGATGTCCTAGTTGATCCCAATATGATTACAAAACATAGAGGATTTACTGGAGATATGGATTGGCTTGATTACGAAATAGAAATTGACCAAGCATTAGAAAAGCAAGCTTTAAGAGAAGAAATTAAAACTGAGGAGACTGTTAAATGTCCGTAATCAAAGCAGATAAGGTTGAAATAGAAATACAAGAGCAAACTGATCCAGAGGCTGCTTGTCAATATATGACTGTTGTTAGCTATCAACCTGAAGGTTTGTTAAGCAAAGAAATAATTACTCTTGTTTTAACCGACACCAAACCGTTTATTAAAAAAACGATAGACTTAGGTAATCAAATTAAACGTAAAGAAGAAACGGTAGAACTACCTAAAGATAAAAAAGATTGGTTTGTTGGAAATAATATTAATGACAAAATATATACTGGCTCGTTGGATGAAATAAAAAATAAGTTAAAAAAAGACGAGGATGGTGGAAGATATTATAGAGGCAAGCTTACTCCAGACGGATTTTAATGTCTAAAATAATAAAAACTACTGAAGGTGATGCTCACTTTACATTAAAGGAAGAGTATGCAGATGAAGATCAAGCAATCAAAGGAACAAAACCTACTGACAGCGAAGTTACTATTGATGAGCTTAAGATTGAAAATATTAAATATAAATTAAAGGAGGTATTAAAAGATGGCCAAACTGGACCAAAAGCTACTGAGACTAGAGAAAAGGCATAAAGGTTTATCAAGAGTAACAGCTAGTATTAATGATCTTTATATATACGGAGTTTATGAAAGTAATTTTCCAGCACTTATGGAAATACTTAATGAAGCTAAAGATGCTTGTAAGGAAGAGCTTAGAGACACTCATGTTGAGATTGTAGCAGCTAACAAAGCTAACCTTGTTACTGACACACACGCTACAGAAACAAAAATAGAGGATGACTTTGCATCATGACACACGTTGGAATGTTTGAGGAAGCCTGGCTAAATGATGAGAACAAAGCATTGAAGAAAAGAATAAAAGAATTGGAAGGAATAAATAAGCAGCATCAAAAACTGAATGGTGAACTGCAACAAGAAAATAAAAGATTGAAAGAAGATGTAGATAGATTGTCTGAAGAAAGAGATAATTTTGAAACATTAGCTAAACAAAAATAATGACTTGTCCAGGTAAAAAGAAATACGATAAACAAGTTGATAGATCACCAAGATTAGAGAGAGATAACTTTATTGAAGATCATTCAATGATGAAGAAAGGAACTGCTATGAGGAAGCAAATTAATCAATATTGGAAAAAAAGAGCTGAAGAGAAGGAAAGATACCGCTTGAGAGCTACGCAGATTAACAAAAGTTAACCTACGCAAGCTCCAGTACCTATTTAAGCAACAAATTTTTTAGGAAAAATAACGATATTTGAATTTGGCAAAAGTCTTTTAACCTTTTTCCAGGTAGCTATTTCGCCAAATGTAGTGTGTGAATGAAATTGTTTTCCAAGTTTCTTTGAATAATATTTAACAGCTGAGAAGTCTTTAATTTTCATTAGTAACTCCGCTAGTTAAAGGTATAGCATTAATCAAAGATTGATCTATTTTAGCTTCGTGTTCAGCACCACCTCTTAAATTTAGATGCTTACCATATCTTCTTTTAGAAAATTTAGGATCTTTATGACCAATATAATTACACACAAAGTTGTCAGTTAATGGAACATTAGAGTTTTGTGCATCCCACAAACAAGTAGCAGCAAAGTGCCTAAATGTTTTAGTAGGTGCAGTTCCAAAGATAGACCATTCAACAACAACTCTTTTTTTATTTAATTTACCTTTTTCTCCAACTAACCTTACCTTTGCAAAGCCTAAATTATGATATGCTAAGTTAAGCATTTCTCTAATTGTTCTATCGCAAACTGGAACTATATATTCTTCGGTTTTCATTAAAGATGGAAATACCCAAGATATTTTGTGAGGTGTAAAATGTCTTGTATGTTTAGCTTTCCATTGAACTAGGATTGGCATTAAGTTTGGATGAATACGATAAGTTCTTCTTGAACCATCTTTTTTACCATAACCTTTTTCAGTACCAACTAAAGTTAATTCAACTGTTATAGTTTTATTAATTAAATCAATAGCTTTCCACTTAAGACCTCTTAACTCCGACATCCTCATTCCTGTAAATAAGAATAAAGCAACAATGGTAAAGTTCATCCAATCTTTAGTTAATGGATTAATTTTTTTTGTTGGATCAAAGTAAGCCATTAATCTTTCAGCTTGTTCTAAAGTAATCATTGGAGTTTCTTTAGATTGCATTTCTTTAGGATCAACTGCAAT